CTTGATTCCTATGATTAATAAAGCGTTGCATCGTAAGATTCAGTTTGATGTTGAGCGTTATCCAGTTGTTGATGTTAAGTTTATTCCATATTCAACAATGGGAATCATGGCAAAAGAGTTAGAGATGCAACAAATGGTATCACTAATGCAGACTATCCCACAAGACAGTCCAGCATTTAATGCTATTTTGACTGCACTACTACAAAACTCTACGCTACATAACAGAGATCAGTTGGTTGCACAGATTACACAAGGTTCACAACCTAATCCAGAGCAACAACAGATGCAGATGATGCAATTACAAGTTGCACAACAGACTGCACAAGCAGAAATCAACAAACTAATATCTGAAGCTGCTGAGAATAATGCAAGAGCATTGAAGTATCAGACAGAAGCACAGAAGAACGCTCCTAATGATTTAGATATTCAAGAAAGAATAGTGAAACTACAGAAAGAAGCTGCTTCGATTCAGAAGATGCGAGTAGATATGGAGAATACGCAATCAGAAACTATGCGTAACATTCCAGAAGTAGAACATTTAAGGTCTGAAACTGCACTTAACCTGGCTAATGCTAGACAACAAGCAGTTAAGACTGTACTTGACACCCAGATACAATGAAGTCAGACGAACAATTTTACAGAGATCGATCAGACATGTTTGAATCTGAGGGTTGGAAAGATTTAAAAGAAGAATTACAGAACATTGAAAATAGCGTTAAAGATATAAGCACTATTGAAAATGAAAAAGACCTTTACCATGCTAAGGGTCAGTTGCAAATTCTAGGATTGTTACTCAGCCTAGAACAAGCAGCAAAGATAGCGATGGAACAAGTTGAGGAATCAGCCCCATCTTAATTTTAACTTCATAACCCGTAAGGGCGGAGGACATAGTAATGAGTATAGTAGTTGATAGCACACAAGAAAGTGTTGAACAGGTAACAGAAAATCAGAATATTAATGCTGAGGAAGTAACTGCGGCAGCTGAAGAAACAGTTGAAGCCGTAGAACAAGCTCAAGAATCAGTAGAAGATGAGGTAACAGCTGAACCGACTTATAATATTCCAGAGAAGTATGCTGGTAAATCACTAGAAGATGTTGTGCAGATGTATGAGAACCTGAAGATGAAATTCGATGACCATACCCAAGAAGTTGGAACATATCGAAAGATGATCCAGGAACTAACAGAAGCACGAAGCAATCAAGTACAAGAACAACCTAAAGAAGAATACAATTTTGAGGAGAATTTTTATGATGACCCGCAATTAGCGATTAATCATGCAATAGAAAATCACCCAGAGATTGTAAAAGCTAGGGAAGCTAATATGAAAGCACAGCAAAATGCTAGTCTTTCACAATTAGAAGCTAAACATCCAGATTATCTGGACATAGCACAGAGCAAAGAGTTTCAAGATTGGGTAGCAAAGAGTAAAGTTAGAACTAACTTGTTCTTTGATGCTAACGAGAAGTATGATTTTGATGCTGCTAACGAGTTATTAGATACATGGAAAAGTATTTCTATGATTGATAAGACTGAAAAAGTTAGGAAGCAACAAGAGAAAACTCGTAACCAAGCAATGAAACAAACTGCATCTGAAACTAGAACTGGCGGTGATTCTGTAGGTGGTAAAAAAATATACAGAAGTTCAGATATACAAGAACTTCGTATGCGTGATCCAGACAGATATGCGGCTTTAGCAGATGAAATCTATGAAGCGTATGCTGAGGGTCGAGTTAAATAATATTCAAGGAGAATAAAAATGGCAAACTCATTTGCAAGTGGCTCTACAGTTACTACAACGATTGCTGGTAATTTCATTCCCCAACTATGGTCAGATGAAGTTATTGGTGCTTATAAAGCAAACCTAGTTGTTGCTAACTTAGTAACAAAACTTAACCATAAGGGTAAGAAAGGTGATGCAATTAATATCCCAGTTCCATCAAGAGGTTCTGCGGCTCTTAAAGCAGCTAACACACAAGTAACATTACAAGATGATACTAATAGTGTTGTTACTGTTACTATCAACAAGCATTATGAATACTCAAAACTAATTGAAGATATTGCTGAAGTACAAGCTCTAGCTTCTATGAGAAAATTCTACACAGATGATGCTGGTTATGCTCTTGCTAAGCAAGTTGATGACGATTTATTCGCATTAGCTGAAGGCTTCCAAGGTGGTACAGTTGGTGGTACAGGTGCTGCTCTTTATGAGAAAGCAGTAATCGGTGGTTCTGGTACAACTTTATTTACTGGTGCTACAGATAACTCTACAGACATCGATGACGATGGTATCCGTAGAATGATTCTTACACTAGATGATGCTGATGTTCCTATGGACAATCGTTCTATCATTGTTCCTCCAGTAGCTGCTAACGATATGCTAGGTATCGCTAGATTTACTGAGCAGCAGTTCATCGGTAATGGTGATGCAATCAAGACTGGTAAGATTGGTCAAATCTATGGTGTTGATGTATATGTTTCATCTAACTGTCCTACTATCACTACTGGCGATGCAGCTTCATGTAGAGTTGGTATGATTTTCCACAGAGATGCACTTGTACACGCTGAGCAAGTTGGTGTTAGAACACAAACTCAGTACAAGCAAGAGTACTTAGGTGATCTATTCACAGCTGATACACTTTATGGTGTTGCAGAGCTTCGTAATAACGCTGGTGTAGCGTTCGTAGTTCCAGCTGCTTAATAGTTGACATACAAAGCCCCTTCTTCGGAGGGGGTTTCAATATGTTAATTAGGAGGTTATATGCCAGTTTATGAATATCATTGCATTAATAATCATAGCAGCGATCATGTATCTCGTTTTGATGACAGAACACAACCACAAATCTGTCCAGAGTGTGGTGAACCAGCAAACTATAAACAAACCTTTTGTACTAATGTACAATACGGAATTACATCGTCTGGCAAAACTTGGAACACAACACACGAGTTAAGAGATAGATGGAACAAAAGAGAAAACAAAAGAAACAATACAGAAGGTAAGAGTTATGCTTGATATACTTGAAGATAGCACAGATGGCATCGAACTAGATCGAGTTAAAGATAAGATTCGTCAGATATGGCAAACCATACTTATGCAAGAGTATGAGTCTGAATACGGACACATGAAAGATGATGAAGAAGATTACAAGACTCTTGATCAATATTGTGCTGAGAACGCATTGTATTTTCCTGGAGATAAAGAACCAGAAGATGAAACATCTAGTATTGTTAAGATGCTAGAAGATATGTTTGACCCTAAAGAAGAATTAGAATCAGTTAAGTCAGAAGGCAAAGCTCCAACTTATGGCGGTTCACAACTAAAAGAAAACAATGAGAAAGGTAATGTAGAAACTACTACATACGAATACACTCATACATCTACCAAAGCACCTTCAGACTCTCAAACTAAAGCAAAATCAAGCGTTTATGAGCAACATCATGGTAAGATTGCTCCTAGAAAAGATAGTGCAGTTAAAAGGCAATTTAAGCCAATGATTGATAAGATTGTTGAAGAACTGTTAGAATTAGATAAACGACAAGCAATAGGCAGAAGAAAACAACTGTTTAGATTATGATTGGTAGAAAGTTTCCAAAGATACAACAAGCACATTGGCGACTAAGAAAAGCTAGAGCTGCATATTTAAATCGCAGACAATGGAATCAAGATAATCTACCTGAGTATTCTGGACCTTACGAGATCGAACTAGAACAAAGCATCGAAGGTAATAGAATATATTTATATAACGAAGCCAATAACGCATACATTATTACGGAGTAAAACATGGCAACAAGTAAGGTATCCGAATTAACAGAATTAACAAGTGCAGATAGCAATGATTTATTTTTAGTTTCCGATGTATCTGCTGGACAAAGTAAAAAGATTACTAAAGCAAATTTAGGTATATCTGATGAAAACTTTACTTCTGCACTTAAAACAAAACTAGATGGCATTGAAGCAAGTGCTACTGCTGACCAGACTGGTGCAGAAATTAAAACTGCATACGAAGGTGAAGCAGATACTAACGCATTTACAGATGCAGAAAAGACTAAGTTAAGTGGCATTGAAGCAAGTGCAGATGTAACTGACACAACTAATGTTGTTGCAGCTTTGACAGCTGGTACTAATATTACGATTGCTGTTGATGGTACTATCTCAGCAACAGATACAGATACTGGAATATTAAATGTCGTAGAAGATACAACTCCACAACTAGGTGGTGATTTAGCATCTAATGGTAATGATATAAACTTTGGTGATAACGACAAAGCAGTCTTTGGTGCAGGTAGTGACTTGCAGATTTACCATGATGGTAGTCATAGTTTTATTACTGACGCTGGAACAGGCAATTTATATGTAAGGGCGTCTAATGCCTTGTATCTAAATAACGCAGATAACACGCAAGTTTATGCAGACTTTGCTAATGGCGGAGGTTCGAACTTATACCATAATAACTCTGTCAAACTATCTACAACCTCTTCAGGCATAGATGTAACTGGCACTATCACTTTTGACGGTGGTACAACCTCCGCTGATTTAAACTTTGGCGATAATGACAAAGCACAGTTTGGTGCTAGTAATGACTTACAGATTTTCCATGATGGTAGTAATAGTTATATAATTGACAATGGCACGGGAAATATGATTATCCGTGGTGTTAATCTAAGCATACAATCAACATCTGGTGAAGATTACATTAACTGCACTGATAATGGAAATGTAACTCTAAGGTACGATAATGCAAGTAAGTTAAACACTACATCTACTGGCATAAATGTAACAGGCACAGTAACTACAAACACAGCAAGAAGTGCAGATGTTGTAGATAATGATGGTTCTTTTGATTTAGACGCAGGTACTAACTTTACTTGCACACCTACTGGCAACATTACTTTAACTTTTACTAACATTCCAGATGGTCAGTCTGGCACTATAGTATTAGTTAATACTGGTGGACATACAATAAGTGCAGCATCAACAACTAAAGTAATGGGTGCAGATATGCTAACTACAATTAC